TTTGACGAGCCCCTGCCGGATCGCTTCCTCACACCCCTTCTTGATCCCCGCTACCCGCTTTGCCATTTCGGCCGGTGTGCATACGTCAACCATTCACGGCACCTTCTTGAGAACTGCCTCATAATGGTCAACTGCTGCACGGTTCGAGAGCGGATACACGGTCTGGATATCCCAGGTGCCGGACCAGGCACCTGACGATGAGTAGATCCGGTATTCTCCGGTTGTGACGGTGACGGTTGCCGGCAGGACCACAGAGAGCGGCTGGTCGATCAGTTGGCCGGTCTCGTGGATGATCCTGGCTTTGTCCTTACCGGAGAAATAGAACCGGCAGGGTACAGAACTCTGATCGGTGTTCCAGTAATACTCATACTCCCCGTATGAGTTCTGGTAGTCGCTACAGACTCCGTTCGCTACGGCTGCCCCGGTCCCGGTGTCGGTCAGAACCTCGTCGTTTAGGAACGTTCCAGTTATATTCTTGAGGACCAGGTAGCCACTGGCAACGGTCCCGCTGACCTTGTCAATCACCGCCGTGGCTTTGCTGGTTGCACCGGTGACGGTCAGGCCTTTGGTGAACGTGCCGGTTCCGCCGTCGAAGAGAAGTTTCTGCTTCTTTGCCCGCTTGAGCAGGTTGCAGGTGTGTGTCAGCCAGCCCCCTAACATCCTCTCACCCTCCTTACCCGCTGGGAATAAGTGTTCACAGAGAGTTGTGTCGAAATCCAGAGGTCGAGCACCTGAAACGCCTCTTTTCGCAACGCAGCAATGGCAACGTCCGGGTCATCCTGGCTGGTTGTGTCACCAATGCTCACGCTCTTCGGCTGAATGCCTGACAGCCGGTGGTATTGCATAAGCCCCGCCCGTGAGAGTTTGAGTGATGCTGTTTTGCAGGCATCGTTTGCTGAACCTGCCAGCCCGTGCGGAGCGAGGTATGCGTTAATCTCACGGTCAGCGTCATCAATAATTGCCTGAAGGATGGTTGATGAGAGAGATGAACCAGTCAGGTTAACCAGATCAGTCGTTGTGCAATAACTCATGATACCCTCGGATTGGTTCTGATGTCATAGTCTCTGCTGCCACCGCCCGGTTCAACAAATGAGGTTCCGGTGATGAACCGGTCCTCACTTGGCCTGTAATCAGGGAGTTCAAGCCGTGTTTTGTCTGCCTCTGAGTACCGGTCCGGGTGTGCTGTTGCATCAGCCAGGTCTATGGCATAATCCCGTGTCAGCAGTTTTCCGGTGTTTCTGGTACTCAGCATACTGCCCCTCAGTACATGACCCGTGCAATCGCGTCTGCAAAGAAATAATTGCAGCCGAACCGTGCAGTGACTCCCATACCGACAAGGTCCCGGATTGGGTCTTCGTACCGCTGAACAGTAATGTCACGACGCATAGCAATTGCACCGGCATTCTCGCGGTTTATGACCAGACCGCCGATGTAATTGTCTACTCCCCAGCCCCAGGTGTATGTTGCAGACTCGTCTGTCACGCCGGTGGTGTAAATCGGGCAGCCGAGCAGCGTTCCGAGCATCCCCCCTCTGGTAATCGCATCACCGATACTGGTAGCCACGCTGGTAAACGCAGACATAACCGCCCCGACCATACCCGGATGCAGAATAATACAGTTTGAATTATACCCGTCGGTCTGGTTTGCTGCAATGGCCTCAGCAAGCTTTGCGACCGGAGACGCACCTGACCCCCCACAATCGGCAGAGTTGCCAGAGTTTTGCAGGATTGCAGACAGTGCAGCCTGATTGATTTTGTTCTCGATTCTGGCCCCGGCCTTCTGAACTTCAAGCGCTACAACGTCATACAGACCGTCTTCAATCATTTCCCGGGTTATGAGAGGTCTGACCCCGTATTTCCTTATGACAAAGTCGCGGTAGGTGTAATCCTGGACATCGACCGGGATTTCAGCACCCTCTGCAACCTCACCGGCATACGTCCCGGCTTCACCGAGCGGGACCCGCAGCGTGTTTGATTTTGCAGAAATAACAGGCAATGCCTGCCGCATGCATTTGACCGGTTCTGCCCCCTCCATGACCGTATTGTACATTTCGGTCTGAATCAGTGTGGTTGATTCAATCGCCTCTGACACCAGCAGCTCACGGACCCTGACAACCTTTCCGTCGCTGTCATAGGTTGTCAGTTCCCGCGGGATTTTGTGCTCGATGATCTGTTTTGCCTCTCCCGGTCCTGCACTCGCAAGCTTCAGGTATGTTGCAAGTGCCCGTGCTCCAGTAAAATTACTCATTTTTTCACCTCATGATGCAGCCTTGGACAGATAGAACGGCTGTACTAAAATCTGACCGGTTCCGTTTGCCGGGATGTCGTCAAGTGCAATACCGATTACGCTCGCGGATGCAGCAGAGGTCACGGTCTTTACACACCCGAGAACCGCTGCGTCATCCGGTCCGACCAGGTCACCGGCATCACAACCGGCACCAGGTCCTTCGCAGACGGTAACAACCGAGCCGGTTGATGCGACTGCAACCCGCTGCCCGGTTGTTGCATCATAGAGAGCAACCCCAATCGGTGCAGTCGTGGTTTCGCCGTTGCACGCCTCAACGGTCTTCGCTACTCCGGTTGCGTTAAACGCCACCACCTGCCCGGCCTTGATGGTCCCCCCTGCTACCAGATTGAGGATTACCCCCTCACGCCCGCCGTCCAGCGGATTAATGCTTGGAAATGTGGTTGTGTCTCCCATACCTACTCAACTCCGTAAATCTCGCCCTTTTCAATAATCACCCGTGATGCAGGTGCCTCAAGTTCTTTTGTCTCAACCGGTGCTGTTGCTGCCGGTGCAGGCTGTTTCTCTAACGCCTCAATCCGTGCAGACAGTTCTTTGTTCTCGCCAATCTTTTCAGTCAGGCTCTTAATCGCCTCACTGAGCTCCTTTACACAATTCTGGTTTGCCTCGAAAGCAGTTTTGAGCCCTGAAACGTCTGCCTTGACTGCTTCGAGTTCCTTTGTAATTGCTTCGGTGTCCATAGTATCAACGTCCGTTTCAGGCTCAACCGGCTCTGTGCCGGTATCATCTGCCTGTTCGTTGTTGCGAATCGTGCATTTTGCACATGCTCCCCGGTTCACGGTGGCTATTCCGGTGAACGTCAGTTCCTCTGCCTGGTATATCCGCCGCCCGGGATTCCATTTCTCTTTCCCGCCGTGCTCGACAGAGACATAGTTTGCCATACCGGCCTTAATCATCGCTATCGTGTCTCTGCTCTGCTGTGTCAGCCCGTGGTAGTGCAGGTCCCCGACAACCGCCTCGTCCTCATACCGCTGGTTCAGGACCTCACCGACCTTTTCGGTGATGTTCCGTGGCACTCCCCCCGAATGCCTGGACCACATCGCAGAATCTACCCAGTTTGTTGCATATCTCTGCAACACATCAGGAGAATATTCAAGTGGCGTCCCCTGTAGCGAATCAGTCCAGATACCTGCTGCCAGTAGCTTTACTCCCCGGATGAGCAACCCGCCTGACGGCAGATCCTCAAACCGCCCGCCAATTCGCTGAAAATCAAACGACAGCGCACGGGTGAACGGTTTCGCCTCATCCTCGTTTTCACGGGTCTGCTCATCAAGTGAGTACCCGGAATACCCGTGATTCGCAAGCCATGAATCAGCCATTTCACGGGTGTATGTGTCAGAAAAAACTATTTGCGTCACGTTCCCGTCTGCGTCCCAACGGGGCATAATGCCCGGCCCGTATTTGTTTGCCTGCTCGCGGACTGCCGGAGTGTCCCGGATCCGTGCAATTATTGCGGGTAGCATAGTTGCTATTTGGCAACCCTTAAATATGGTAATTTTGGTTATGCCGCTGAAATCAGATTGATTAAACCTGTTTTTGTGACTTTTTTTCAGGTTCGCGGAGTTTTTGCATCAGGATTGCTACTGATTTTGTGCTCCGGCTGCCCCCGTTGTCGTCGGGGAAATACTGACCAAGAGCCCGAGCAATGACCGACGGGTATTTCTCATGCAGGTGAGCCCGGACAAACGCAATCTCGCGGTCCGAGAATGGTTTGCCGGATGTCATTCTATCACAGGCACCCACGTACAGCGGCAATTCGGATGAACGGGGAGCCCCGGAGCCTCACTAATGTTGAACACTTTGCCGTCGTTGTCAATGCAGGTGGGACAGCACCGGTCATCAGGCCCCGCAAGCCAGGACACTTTCTGAATGCCGTCCCGGCCATACCGGGACAGAGCCCCACGGTTCAGAGCATACATGACCTCGGTCCTGGCTATTCGTTCTGCCCGAGACTGGCCGTTGCCGGGGCTAGAGTCCACGTATTTTGAGATCCTGGCTACGAGTTGATCTATTCCTTCCCCCTTGATCATGCCCTCAGTCAGTTCAGAAATAATGCCCTTTTTCGTCTCTTCGGTCAGGCCCTTGACCAGACTGGCATTCCGCTCAATAAGAGCGTCTATAGCTTCCTGATTTATCGGGATATAAATCTCACTTGCTTCTGTCATACCCTGCCTTTTTCATCTGCAGATC